TATCATCTTTTGTAAATCGTACAAGCCATGGTTCATATACTAAATTTGTTTTGTTGGTGGTTAAGTATACGTTTTTACCATATCCCGTTTCATGGATATTGATTTTCTTTTCACTGCACCATTTTTTAAACTCGTCCGGTTCAGCCGGTGTGAAGTTGGATGTTATATATCTATTGTTTGTTGCCATAATATTTAAATGAGAACTATGTGGAGGTATTTCACTCCACACAGTTAGTTTTTTAATCTTCCATTCCGTCGCCGCCTTCGGCGTATTCAACGTCCGCAGACATTTCAGAATTTGGATCTTTATACTTCATGATGAACTGTTCGCACATCTTGTTGTATAGATAATCCTTACATTCTGGACGAGTTGTTAGAAGTATTGGCAAATCCTTCTTTTCAAATACGACTGTCTCGGCTTCTTTGCCTTGGACTTCCATAATGAATTGAAGACTCTTTGCTTTTTTATCTTCTTCCTTTTCGTCTTCTAGTTGCTTCTTTGTCTTCTTCTCGGCAGACTTGACCTTCTTGGCATTAGTAACAATGTCCCATTCGATCAATTTCTCAAGCCAGTTACCATAGTTATCAATACCACGGTCAAAGAAAATATCAAACTCAACACTGCGCATGGGTGGACCCATACGATTTTTAATAATAGTGCATTTTGTTTTGATACCTACTGCTTGCTTGTCAGCATTTTTGATTTGACCAACCGACTTCAAACGAAGTCTTAGCGATGCGTGGAAAGCAATAGCCTTACCACCACTTGTTGTATATGGATCGCCAAGTCCAACAAATCCAACCTTCTGACGTAGTTGATTTGTAAACACTAAACAGATGCGTTGCTTTGAGATCAATCCCGTGATCATTCTCATTGCTTTACTGATAGCGATAGCTTTACCTGTTGCGTATCCATCCGCACCGTGGTCACTTGCCATTTCCTTCTTGGTAGAAGCTGCGGCAACCGAGTCAACGAGGATTGTAACCAAGCGATTCTTATTAGCTTTGCGAACCATTGCAATCATTTCTTCGATTTTATCGAAAATGTCTTCAACGGTATCTAACGCTAAATACATCATCTTGTTTGTATCCACGCCAATTGCAGTCAAGAAATCACGATCAACCGATGACTCGGTGTCAATGAAAACTGCCAATCCACCCTTGCGTTGAGTTTCTGCGAGCAAATGTGCTCCCATCAAACTCTTACCAGATGCTTCAAGACCTGTTAGCTCGGTGATACGACCAACTGGCAATCCTGCATTTGGACGATTTGCAATAGCCAAATCAACCAAACTATTTCCCGTAGAAACCCAGTCAATGATTTGAGAAGGATCATCTTCTGCATCCAAAAAGAATGCAACTTTACCATTTTTATTTAAAGACTCTGCAAGTGCTTCCGCTAACTCATCTCTGCCAGAATTACTTTCGTCTTTTCCTTTTGCTTTTTTCATAATGTATAATTGTTTAAAAGTTAAAAAGGGTGTACCATCGTGTACAACAGTACACCCTTTTTTAATTTATAGTTTACTACTTATTTCAACCTTATTGGTTGAACAAGTCATTAAACTCATCGGCGATTGCCTTTGTTGAGGCAGGAGCCTTGATAGCAGCTTTAGCGGTTGCGCTAACAACTGGCTTTGTGGCAGCTGGTTCTTCTACAACTTCTTCTGTTGGGATTGGAGCAGAATCTCCGTCGGGATTACCTTCGGAAGCATTCAACCATGTATCCATAACAGCAGCAAGTTCTTCATAGGTCAACTCTGGAAAGAGTTCTGTGACGTTCTTTTGATTCTTGACTTTTTCTTTAACAGTGGAGTCATTGATGTCAAATGCCGCACTTTGGTTTGGCTTAACACGAATGGATGTTTCTGGAAAGTCTTTACCGCATTCTTCGGCGGTCTTAAACTCAACCGTAATGTCACGACCACTCTTTAGGTCTGTGATATCACCGTAGTCAGGATCGGCAATGATTCCCAAGATATCTTGGTAAACTTGCTTACCCATTCCCCAAAACTTAACACCTTCACTCTCTTGACCACGAACGAGAATAGGAACATAAGTACGAAGCTTTGGTTCAAGCTTGCGACCTGTCTTCCATTCTTCTTTATCGCCACTCTTCTTGAGTTTGTTTGCAAACTCAACGATTGGGTCTGGACGACCGAATGAAGAAGGAGACAAGTAGGTTTTATTGTTCATGTTGTAATGAAACAACAATTCAATAAACGGATTCTCGGGGTTATGAGCATAAGGAACGATGCGAATCACGCACTTTCCCGGTGTTGGCTTCCACAAACTTGTGGACTTCGTTGTAGTGGTCTTGAGACTATCAAGACGCGATCTGATTTTTGCTAGGTCTAATGACATAATGATTTATTTGTTAATTGTTAATTTATTCTGATTGATACTGCCAACCAGATAAGTAGGCAATATGAATTAACAACGCTCATTCGTCAATCTATAAGAAGTAAAATACTTAATCTTTAACTGTTAAATAGGCAATTGTTAATTCAAATATAAATATAAATCTACGAGGGAAATCCTTCGTTTTTTTACTAATTATATCTTGAAAATTTTTAACAATTTTGTTGGAGTAATTTTCACTTTTCCATCTCTTGCCGTAATAAAACTACTACGATATTGTTCCCAATAAATTTGATACGACGTTGACATTACTCCATTATTTTCGGACTTAATCAACTCGTTTAGAGCGTTTATAGAGTATAATATGTTATACTCTTTTTTACGATGCACCGACATTGTTTGTGGATAAAACTCGCCACCGGTTTTGGTAGCATTGAATGTAAGAAAAATATCATCTTTAGACAAACCGCTTTGCAACACATATATTCTACCATCCGGTATTTGATAATATGCAAATAATGCATCTATCGTTTCGGAGTAGGTTTGTTGTTTTGCAAACGTACACAATAGTTGTGTATTGAACTCACGCATTTTACATAGGGTTCTTTTCAACGAAGATTTTAAATTCTTCTCTATCTACATTCTTAATCGGAACTACTTCTCCAGACAATCCTACAACAGCTGCGGTTGCTCCCGCTTCATCTCTATATTCACCATACGGTGTTGCTTTCCATCCTTTAGATGTTGCAAACTTTACAGACAGTACTGTGTATGATGGAGCGGCGGGTGCTGCCGGTGTAGGTTCTGCTGCTGGTTCTGGCTGCGTTGGCTTTTCAGATTTTGGTTGTTCTGTTGGAACTGGTTCTTTAGAATTTGCTCCATCGGCGTTCGTCGATGGTGCGGTTTTCGCAGCCGGTTCTCCATCGTCTCCCATCATTTCCGGTGTTATTTCTCCGGGCTTTGTAGAGCTATCTTTTGATTTCTTTGAATAATGTGTTTGAGTAGGTTGAGGAACAGTTTCCGGAGATGATGGAACCGCGACCTTTGGTTTAGATACCGGTTCTATTGGCTCCGTTGTACTAGCAGTTTGTTGGGTTTGTCTTTTTTGTTTTCCGCGTTTTTTGTAATAAAGATTCATTCCACCCTTGCCGTGAGTTGGATCTGATGGGTAGTGTGTTCCTTTTTTTATTGCTGCCTGTTTGTATTGTGCGGACGGGAAAGTTACCAACCAACCATCTTTATTGTATGCTTGACGGTCTGGGTATTTACCTTCTCCGACAAAAGACTCAACAAATTCATTTACAATATTCTCATCTTCACATGCATCATACATTGCTTCGGCTACAACTTGAACGTGCTCAGTGTTTTTGAGATCTACGATACCATTTGGTATTCTGCTGTCCAACGATGCTTCCGATATAATAGTTGATATAAGATTTTTAATATTTTTCATGTTCCGACAAGTTTTGATAATTCAGTTTTTACGCTACAAACAATTCCGTTCATGGCCATACTATCAAATTCTAACTCAATATCAGATGTATTGACGATGTTTGCTTTATTTGGGCCGCCGCCGGCCTCTTCTCCACTTGATAACTTCCCAGCGCCGCCGGAAACAATCAACATACCTTTATATTTTCCAGAAACTAGATTCGTTATTTCTTCGGATATTGTTTTTAAATTGTAATTTTTTTCAAAGAATTTTACGCTCTTTGCCATTTCAACATAATCTTTATCGGATTCGTCAGCTGATGGTGAGACGGTCAATGTTACTTTTTGTGGACTTTCCGGATGTTGTGCAACCATGTCAAGTTGCTGTTTTGCTGTACTGGCGTCTGATAGACCAAATTCTTTTTTATCCTGTCCGATAGCCACTGCAATCTTTGCTTGGTCTTTTTTTGTACCCGACGGCTTTGAAGATTGCAATTTTGCAGAAATGATCACAAGTGCTCTAAATAAATTTTTTGGCATGTCGGCAGTTTTTGGATCTTCTACAAAGTTTGTTAACATTTCAGTCTCTTCCTTTGTAGGAGTTCTTTGGTGTGGATACAGGTAAGTTCCATCCGAGTTTTTTCCAGACAATATTTTTATTAAAAAATTTCCAAATTCTTTGTCGCGTCTAACCATTGATGCTAAATCTTCTATTGCATTTTTAAATTCACTTCTAGAAAATCCAGCCAGTGTGGATGAACTTATTCTTACTTTTTCCGTGCCTTTGTTTCCAACTTCTTTAACTTCCACCTTTCCAAATCCTTCGACATTTATCAAATCTACATCACCCATACCTCCAGATTTTACGCCCTTTAATAAAAATACAAACGCCAATTCTCCACGACCTAATCCTTGGTGTCTTACCGAATTTATTGCATCTATAACAGTTTTGTATTGAGTTGATTCGTATATTTCTTTTGCTTTTGCAATTGAGCAATTGTTGTAAAATTGAACAAAATTTACTTTAGATGCTTTTTCTGCTTTTTTTACAGCGTCTTTCATTTTTTCAACATAATCTGAACCAACCGCTTTTCCATTCGGCGCTCCAAAATCTTCCCAGATGTCGTCGTCTATTCTAGCTTGACGTTCTTTGTCATCTATGGGCAAGTTTGCTTTCTCGGACGGAGTTAAAAACGTAGCATTACCGGACTTGATGTCATCAATCAATGTACCATCTTTGTAATTTTTGTGGCCCGTGACGTATTCTTTTTTTGTAATTTTATCTTTTTTTATAAATTTGGACTGTGGCACTGGAAGTTTTCCTGACTTTTTAATTTTCTTTGCCGTTTCTTCATCGGCGGTTCCATCTCCAATACCTACTCCAAAATCACCAGCATCTATGTCCAATTCGGACAATATTTCATTGAGTACTTTCATATTTTCTGGTGTATCATGCCCAGAAGCCAAGCCATCATGCGAACGCATTGCCCATTCATTCAAAATATCGTCTATAATCTTGTTTTTGTCCATGGTATATAAATATTCATATATACCACAAAACCTTGTGTGATATATACAACTATGTTATAAATATCAAGCTATTTGAATATGCCGCATATCTTTATATGTTTTTCCTACATATACTTTTACAGGAAACTTATCTCGCTCCATTATATGCTTTAGCTTTTTTATAGTAATCATTTTGTCGCTTTTATGCATATCAAAAAGTATGCTATCATATGTATAAAGCACAGGCTTTGACTTTTTATTATTTAGATAATCTAATAGCTCACCTAATACATCTACAGCCATTTCAGTTTCAAAAGCTTGTAGTATATAATTAAACAGCTTGCTTGGGTTAGGATTGCTGATATGACATAGCTTTATCTTTCTTTTGTATTTGGGTGTCTCTATATATCCATTTTCCTCAAAGAACTTCCATCTATGGTCAATATATGCTTGTATTTTAGCAAAGTAGGGTATGTGCAGCCATTTCTTATCAAAGCCGCCATATATTTGAGTAAAAGTATATCCTTTAGCCACAGCAATATCTTCTTCATTAGCTTCTTTTTTATCAAAATAATACTCTGCAAGATAAGCATATGGATTTGTATCTACTCCCATATTAAAATTAGTAAGATGCGCAATTAGTCTTGGATGAAACGCACTATAGTCCATCATAACAAGCATACCATCATCGCCATGCCTTGATACAAAACAATCTCTGCTACCATCATTTTTATTAAGAGCAGCATAATTTACACCCGCAAATCTATTACTTGGACGACCTGTTGATGTTAGTAGGTTATATTGAGAAAATACAAGATTGTCTTTAACGTGCTTGGTTTGTTCATTGCCAAACTTATCTGTAAAGTCTTCGGTTACACATAGTCCATTTGCTTCTAACTTAGCAAAACAGTTGGTCATGGTATCATTTACAAAAGAAAATCCTTCTTCTTTGATTATATCAAGATTAAGAGTATGAATACCGGTTAGTTTGTTTATAAATGTACGAGCGTGTTTATAAACAGGTACGCACATATTAGTGTCTGGAATGTTTCTAAAGTTGCGGCTTACAAAAACATGTGCGTTTGTTTCATAATCATTTTCTTCTATAGTGCCGTCGGTGAGATACTTGACTAGCGACAAATCAACAAAGTCATAATCTTCACCAAACATTTGAACAACGTTCTTTTTGTTGAATACAAACTTGTTGTATAAACTACTCTTTAGTGCTTCTTTGACTTTTTCAAGCGAGTTATCTACAAGCATAACTTCGTTGTGTCTTTCGGGCAAACACCATAAAGACTTGGAACTAAGAAAGTAGAAAAAAAGCAAACTGATTTTATTGTTCAGATAATGCTTCTCTGCATCTACGCATACAACATCCATCACGGCTTTGTCCGTGGATATATGCGACAATAAAAGGTCTAAATCAATTTGAGTTTCTACAATATGCACACAATCATATTGATTGCGTATAGTAGATTTGTCAAGAACTTAGTGCCCCTGCCAATATTCAATAGGATTTGGCAATACTTTTCTTAAATCTACTCCATATTCTTTTAGTGCGCGGTTTATTTCAAAATTGTTTGATTCAGAAACGCCGGTTGTTATAACACCTTTAGAATATGAGTTTTCTTTTACACCTGATATTGTCCAGTTTATACTCACAATTTTATACAAATCTTGGTTTATATTGCGAGATTGGTTGGGATTTATCTCAACCAGTATATCATCGTTTATTTTTTTAGCAAACACTCTGGTAAAATTTCCG